ACGAGAAAAGGTCCGTAACCAGGTTTCATACCTGGCTTCTATCGCGGGTACTGGTTCTCGTACCTGGGTTGTTGGCACTCGCTATCACCCTAAGGATCTGTACTTCGATTTGGTTAATCAAGTAGTAGAAATCCGCGATGATGAAGGGGACATCGTAGAAAGTTATAACCTCTACGAACATTTCGAACGACAAGTAGAGGACAGGGGCGATGGAAGTGGAAACTTCCTCTGGCCCAAGACACTAAGATACGATGGTAAACCTTTCGGCTTCGACATTGCCGAATTAGCTAAAAAGAAGGCACAATATGCGGACATTACTAAGTTTCGTGCGCAGTACTATAACAACCCTAATGACCTCTCTGAAAGCGCTATTAAGCCGGAGTGGATGCAATACTACAACCCTTCTCACGTTCGCCAAGAAGGCGGGCAGTGGTATTATAAAAATTCTCGGCTCAATCTTGCTGCTGCTGTGGACTTTGCTTACTCTCTTAATAAAAAAGCTGACTACTCGGCAATCGCAGTCGTCGGAGTCGATTCCTCCCACAACTACTACGTCCTCGACATCGAGCGATTCAGAACCAACCAAATCTCCGAGTACTTCGACCGAATCCTCCGTCTCCACCACAAATGGGGATTCAAAAAGCTTAGGGCTGAGGTTACGGCTGCGCAAGAAGTAATCGTCAAGGATTTGAAAGAGAACTATATCCGAGTCCACGGTCTTGCTCTTAGCATTGATGAACATAGACCACTTCGGAACAAAGAGGAATGGATGGGTAATGTACTTCAATCGCGGTATCAAAATCGTCAAATGTGGCACTACTCTGGAGGCAATTGCAGCCTCCTTGAGGAAGAACTCATCCAACAAAAACCAGCCCACGATGACCTTAAAGACGCTCTTGCGTCAGCCGTGGAAATTGTTCAGCCTCCTTCGTTCAAAGCGCTCGTAGAAAAAAACAAGATGCAAGTAAAAACAGCTCCCATTCATCCTAGATTTGGCGGTGTCGTCTAATGTCTACAGTATTGAACCTAGAAGAGTATCTTACTCCAGACGACATAGCCTGTCATATTTCTCGACAGTATCTAGAGTGGAATAGCTTTAGACAACAGTGGATCACGGACCGAGAGGAGATCCAACGATATGTCTTCGCCACAGATACAACCAAGACCTCGAATGCAATGCTCCCTTGGTCCAATAAGACTACAATTCCCAAGCTTTGCCAGATTCGAGACAACCTCTTCGCCAATTACATGGCGACCATGTTTCCTAGGCGTAAGAACATCGTATGGCAAGGAAACGCCCAAGAAGACCAAGACAAATCCAAAGCCATAGAGGCTTACATGTCTTGGGTAGTAGAGCACCCAGAGTTCTACTTTGAGGTAGCTAAACTGGTCTTGGACTACATTGATTACGGCAATTGCTTTGCAATGCCAGAGTGGAACGATAAAAGAACTTCAGTCGATACAGATGGAAGAGTACAAGTCGGATACGTCGGGCCACGGCTTCGCCGCATTAGTCCGTTGGATATTGTTTTCGACCCCACGGCACCTGCATTTATTGAATCGCCTAAGATCGTACGATCAATCATTTCAATTGGAGAAGTCAAGGACCTGTTGGAACGCGATACAGGCGTTAACAAGGCGGAAGCGAAGAAACTCTACGCATACCTAGTAGAGACACGTAGGCATGCCCAGGAGTATCCTGGAGAGATGACAACCAAGGATGCCATCTATGACATCTCTGGATTTAATTCCTACCGCAATTATCTTCTCACCAATAACATTGAGATTCTTACCTTCTATGGTGACCTCTACATACAAGCTACTGGAGAGCTCAAGCGTAACCAGATCATTAAGGTCATCGATAGGCACAAGATTCTATCGCAAGTTGACAACCCTTCTTTCTTCGGACACGCGCCTATCTACCATGTTGGTTGGCGTATGCGCCCTGACAATCTATGGGCTATGGGTCCTCTCGATAATTTGGTTGGCCTACAGTATAGGATTGACCATCTCGAAAACATGAAAGCGGATACCTGGGATCTCACACGATTCCCGGTATTCAAGGTTAAAGGCTACGTCGAGGACTTTGATTGGTCCCCAGGCGAAAAGATCTTCATAGGGGATGATGGAGATGTCGAACTCTTGGCACCCGACGTCGGTGCCCTCCAAGCGAACACCGAGATCGCTGTTCTCGAACAAAAAATGGAAGAGATGGCTGGCTCTCCGAAAGAAGCGATGGGGTTCCGTACCCCCGGTGAAAAAACTAAGTACGAAGTACAGCGGCTAGAGAACGCCGCCTCTCGTATTTTCCAGAACAAGATTGCTCAGTTCGAGATGAACCTCCTAGAACAAGTCCTTAATGGAATGCTGGAGCTATCTCGGCGTAACATGGATGATACTGTCATTCGGATCTTCGACTCTGAGTTTAAGGTCGCAACTTTCAAGACACTTACTCCCGAGGATATAACGGGTAATGGCAGGATCCGCCCCATGGCTGCACGCCATTTTGCTGAGCAAGCACAGTTGACTCAAGATCTAAATTCTTTCTTCTCTTCGGCAGTTGGTCAGGATGTAATGGTCTTAACCCACTTCTCTGGAAAGAAGATTGCAGAGATGTTCGAGGCTCTCTTGGATATCTCAGACTACAATCTTGTATCTCCCTACATTCGTATTGCAGAGACTTCGGAGATGCAAGCTCTTACTCAAGTAGCTAATGAACAAGCCCAGATGCAGGCGACCACGCCATCTGGCATTGGAACGGACAGTGATTATGGCATTGAAGACCCAATGGATACAGGACTGCAAGGATCAGGAGCACAAGGAGGACCGCCAGAAGGCGGTGCTGGCATGGCTCCAGGACCCACTTACTAAGATCTTTCTGAACATCATATTCAGGCAAGACAAGTTTGTAGACATCGATCCAGAGCAGGATAACTGGGCAGTTAAGCAAGCCCACATGAATGGTAGAAAGTACACCCTCAAACGAATACAGGAACTAGTAACACATGAATAAAGACCTATTTGATGGCGAGACCAAGCCGCCTGTCGACGAAGTGAAGCAGCGGTTCCTAAAAGAGGATGGTTCAATCGATACAGAAGCCCTCCTTAATAAAGCAGCTCACGCGGATGCACACATCGCTAAGATTGAAGGCGAGAATGCAAACCTCCGAAGGGAAGTAGACAGTAGACTAAACTATGAGGACTTACTCGACCGTTTGGCCGAGACTCGATCAGCTAGCAGCAACGACCCGGACCTGGGTCTGAGCTCAAGGGATGAGGATCCGAAACTAACCGAGGATGCAATCGATAAACTTATCGAACGCAAACTCACAATAAAGCAACAAGAAGCGCTCCAAGCTTCGAACATGCAGTTCGTAAGAAAGGAGCTGCAGAAGACTCTAGGCGCTGACTACGTCCAGAAACTTCAGCAGAAAGCATTGGAATTGGACATGACTGAGCAAGAAGTCAACGCTCTAGCCATGACCAAGCCAAAGGCTCTCTTGGCGCTTGTGTCGCCTCCTGTGAGGCAGGTTACGGATAACTCCTATACCCCGCCTAACAGTACGACTCGGGTACCAAACTCCCCGACAGGTAATGTAAAGAATAACGCTTACTACTCTCAGAAACTAAGAGAGAATCCTAAGCTTATTAATAACCATGACTTTGTCAATGAAATGCATGCAGAAGCCATGAAACAAAAGGAGTCCTTCTACAATTAGGAAGGTATAACCTATGTCTGGTTTTTCTACGGTTACTACCGACCACCTCATCCGTTCGAATCTCTGGAGTTCTAATCTCAAAGAGGTATTCGAGGCGGAGCTCTTCTCGAACCAGTGGATGAACTGGATCACGGACTTCCCCGATGGCGATACGCTCAATATTCCGAGCATTGGCCAGATGGAAGCCCAAGACTTCGCGGAAGGCGAGGCGGTACGGTACACTGCGATGGATACTGGTAACTTCACCTTTACCATCGACAAGTATCTCGCATCTGCTACGTACGTCACTCAGAAGATGCTTCAGGACTCCTATGTCATGAAGCAGGTTCAGGCTATGTTTGTTCCGAAGCAGGATCGTGCTATCAAGGCGATCATTGAAGCGGACATTCTGGCTCTGGCGCCTAATGCTCAGACTTCGGCTAACTCGAATACGATCAACGGTGCCAAGCATCGTATCATCGGTTCG